TAAAGCAAAAAAGAAAGCAAGAAAAAGGAGTTAGATATGCCTAGAAAAAAATCTAGCAAAGGTCTTTATGCTAATATTCATGCTAAAAGAAGAAGAATCAAAGCTGGTTCTAAAGAACGCATGAGAAAGAAAGGCGAAAAGGGTGCGCCTACAGATAAAGCATTTAAGAAAGCTAAAAAAACAGCTAAAAAACCAAAAAAGAAAAGGAAATAAATATGCCTGGCTATCATTATGGAAAAATGAAAACTGCTAAGAAAAGCAAATCTAAAAAGAAAAAGAAAAAATCTAAAAAGAAAAAATGAATCAACAAAACCCATTTGTAGATTTTATTAAAACTTATAAGAAAGAACCAACTCTCTTTTGTGAAAATGTTTTAGGTATTTCACCAGATAAATGGCAATCTGAATTAATGGAAGCTATTGTTTCTGGCGAAAGAAAAGTATCTGTTCGTTCTGCTCACGGTGTTGGTAAATCTTCTGTTGCAAGTTGGATATTAATACATACTTTACTTACACACCTTGATTGTAAACTTATTGTAACTGCGCCAACAAGTGGTCAGTTGTTTGATGCTTTGTTTGCCGAACTAAAGAAATGGATTGGCGAGATGCCACAACCATTACAAGACTTAGTTGATGTAAAAAGTGATAGAATAGTTTTAAAATCAAGAAGTGCTGAAGCATTTATATCTGCTAGAACCTCAAGAAAAGAACAACCTGAAGCGTTAGCTGGTGTTCATAGTCAAGGTAAAGTTATCTTACTTTGTGATGAAGCATCAGGAATTCCTGAAGAAGTGTTTGAATCGGCCGCAGGTTCTATGTCAGGACATAATGTTCACACAATTTTATTAGGAAACCCTACAAGAAATTCTGGTCTATTTTATGATACGCACCATAAATTAAAAGGTGCATGGAAAACTTTTCATATATCTGCTTTTGATAGCGATAGAGTGTCAGATGAGTTTGTTGAAGAAATGGCTATGCGTTATGGCGAAGAAAGTTCAGCATATAAAGTTAGAGTATTAGGCGAATTTGCAGAAGAAACAGATGATACTATTATACCTTTAGAGTTAGTTGACTCAGCTATACAAAGAGAAATACCTAATGACCATGGTATATCTGACACAATATGGGCGTTAGATGTAGCAAGACATGGTGCAGATAGTTCAGTTCTTGTTAAAAAACAAGGAAACATTATAACAGATATAAAAACATGGAAGCGTTTAGATTTAATGGAGTTAAGTGGTAGAGTTCAAGCTGAATTTGATACTACTGAGCCAGAAAATAGGCCTATGGAAGTCTATATAGATGTTATAGGCATGGGTTATGGTGTTTTAGATAGTCTTAATGCTATAGGAAGATTAAACGCTGTAGGAATTAATGTAGCAGAAAGCCCTAGTCAGAAAGAAACATATATGAATTTGCGAAGTGAATTATGGTTTAAGTTTAAGTCATTTTTAGAAAGTAAAATGTGCAAATTACCAGCTAATGAATATATGATAGCTGATTTAATTAGTGTTAAATATAAGTTTACTGCTGGTGGTAAAATACAAGTCGAGTCAAAAGACCAAATCAAGAAAAGAATTGGTCGTTCACCAGATGTTGCTGACGCTTTAGTTCTATTAATGGCAGGTGATGCCATTGCTTCTCGCTCAGGTTCATACGCAAGAGATTGGAAACAACCTTTAGTTAGAGATATTAAAGGTGTTGTTTAATTGTTTCTTAGTTTACAATAATCACTAAATATAGAAAAAACTTTTATTTTCCTTAGCCAAGCAGATAGTTATTTCAACTACCCTTTCCTTCCAACTCGTAAGACTTGGCTAAGTTTTTCTTACCCATAAAAAAAACAAGAGCAGTAATTAAACTGCCCTTGTCTATCAACATTTATTAAAAAGGTGTAAATATTATGAATTTACTCTAACAATCTACTTGTTTGGAACATAAGTGTCAACTAAGTTAGTTAATATATTTTTTAGTATATTAACAAAAATAATTAGCGATTGTGTAGCTGGAACATTCTTAATCATACTTACTAAAAATGTTTCAGAAGTGTAAGCCATAAAAAACAATTCTTGCTCATCACCCATACCTCTATACTTAGTTCCTAGCTTCGCTAAATCTTTTTCGATTTGCTTCTGTAGTTCTTTTTGTTTCATTACATTACCTCTTGATTGATTGCTAAACTTTTTTCATATTCTGCTGAGTCAGTTAATATTTTATTAACTGTTTGATGCGTAATTTCTGCTTCTTTATACATAGAAAAAGAAGTTGTAATAGTATCAGCTATAACTCTTAAAGATTTACCCTCATTAGCTAATTTTTTTATTAAAGCAACTGCATCATCTAGCCATACGCATTTAATAAAATCTGCGTCTTTGCCTTTGCCCTCTTTTCTATAACCATAAGGAACTTTACCACCCATACCATTCTTTACTGCTGGAAAGTCGTGATAAGCAAATTGCCTTTTTCTTTTTGTTCCAGTTCTGCAATTTTCTTTGACTCGTCTAGCATATTCTTTAGCAAAAACGGCGTGTAGTGATGCTTCAAGACCAACTTTACTTTTAGCTATGTTACCTGTGTTTGGCACAATAACATTAACGCCTTTAACCTTGCAGTCATAAATAAAGTTTTCAAAGATTCTATTATCTCTTGCGAGTCTATCAATGTTAGACGCAAAAACATAATCTCCTTCTTTTAAGTTTAATAATTCTTTACCAAACTTTCTATCTTTAAACTCTAATAGACCTGATATACCTGAATCATCAATGATTTCTGGTTGTGTATGTGGACTAATATCTTTTGACTCTTTCAGCTTGTTAATCTCAAGAGTGTTTACTTCTTTCTGATTGTTTGCTGATTGATTATCTATCTGTGTTTCAGACGATAATCTTATATAGCTAATTACTCTCATTGTTATCTCCTTTTCTTTACAACATAACCAACAAATCCGTAACTTTGCCAGACTTGTGTTGGATTTCCTATTTCTTTTAATTCTTCCAGTAACTCATTCTGAGTTTTGCAATACATGGTAACTCCTAATCTTAAATCTTTATCAAGTATTTCTTTATCGCTAAAACCTTTTCTTTTTTCTTGTAAGTGCATTTTATGTAAAACAGTCTGTATTCTTGTATCTTCTAATAAGACTTTTTCTGATATAAGAAGAACGCAACCTTTTTCAACTTTTTCTTTTATTAGCTTTAACATTCTTTTTCTTTTAGGTTCACCTAAGAACTGGAGAAAGAACATACTTATAATAACTGAACAGCTATCAATGTCTTTTATTGTTTCAGCGTCTTTTTGTAAAAATTTAAAATCCTGTTTTCTTTCAGCAAAATCTAAGGTGTCTATACCTATATATTCACAATCCTCTATTTTATCTAATGAAGATAAAAATTTACCTGTCGAACACCCTAAATCAACTACTTTTGTTTCAGCAGACATAAATTCTTTTGTTATATTTAAGAATATATTACATAAAGAAGTATAATTTGGTATTGATAAATTAATATGCTTATCAAACTCACCTACTTTTGCAAAATCAAATGTATCAGCTTTATTCATTTTCTACTTCCTCTATTCTTTTACCTAACCATTCCATAACATTTATAGACATTGACCTACCGCAGGCCTCGTATCTTTTTAAATCTGAACATTCTTCTTTTGACTTACCTTTATAAGGAACTTGCGTATAATTATCAGGAAAACCCTGTAATCTCTCATATTCTACAGGGGTCATTTTTCTTAAATGTGTGCCTAAAAAATCTGTATAACTAACATATTGCAATTCTGAAGCCATTAAAGTATAAGCTCGTTCTGGTAAGAATCCTCCTCCAAAACTTGACCTAACTGCGAAAGTTGTATTAATTGTTCCTCTATCTGTTTCGGAAACTTGTATTCGTTTTCCTCTGCTAGGCGCAACATTCTTCGACAAAGATTGCCTTTTAAATAATACTTTGATAGGTTTTCTCCAGTCTGTATGATGTCCGACAACGAAGATACGCCGTCGTCTTTGTGGTATGCCTCTGGGAAATCGTTGTGTTCTGACAAGTGAAGTGTCCAAAACCCTGTAGGCGAACCCATACCCGCATTGAGCCAATGCTCCGAGAAAGGAACCAAGGTCCCGTCCTCGATTACTTGACAAGACTCCTGCAACATTTTCCCAAAGTAACCACTTCGGCCTAAGTCTTTGAGCCAGTTTAATAAACTCAAGTGCGAGGTTTCCTCTATCTTCTGTAATTCCTTCTCTAAGTCCTGCCATTGAGAAACTGACACAGGGCGTTCCTCCGACAAGAAGGTCAATTGGTTCTCTAAAGTCATCTTTTTTTATCTCCGTAAAATCTCCAAAATTTTTTATATCTGGATAATGATAATCTAATACTGCTTTTCTAAAAGGGTCTATTTCTGAAACGCCTAACGCTTTCCAACCCATAGGTTTCCATGCAACCGTAACGGCGTCTATACCACTACATATCGAAAGATAATTCATTATTTTTGCTCTACATTAATACATTCAACTTGCTCATGCTTTGCAAATGGCTTTGGTGCTATTGCATTAAGTAACAGCAACATTAATACCACAAAGACCAACTGCAACTTAACTTTCCAATTAAATAGTTTTTCTTTTTTCATTTCTTTCCTTTGCTTATCTGTTGGTTGTTGATAAATACCCATTACTTTTTCTTCCACATAAAACGAAAGCATAAAAAATTGCGTATTGCGTATTTAATTTGTTTAATCATTTAACAGTTTTTTTAAGTTCTTCGGCTCTTTCTTTTGAAATATTGCCTCTTTCAACCATTAAATCTAAAACTTGTTTAGGTGATATGATGTTATCAGACATTTTAGTAAAGCCAG